AGTTGTAAACGAGCGTTATAAAGTTGAGACATTTTTTCCAAATTTATATCACCAGTCAACTGAGAAATTGGAGTATTAAATGACATTTGTTGTGTCAAATAAATTTCACGTTCTTCAGCTTCTAATGATTTACTTAATTCTTTACTAGCATTAGGAAAATGTTTATCACGATCAACTTTCATTTGAATTTTTGGAATAGAATTTTTAAGTTGAGCAATAAGCGAAACAGTTTGTTGATTATTTTTTTCTAGTTGTATTACAAGATTAGCAAGTTCGGCTTTAACCAAATCATTCTTCGGTTTTTCATCAACATCAAGTGTATCAAGCAAGGAGGACATTTGAGCAAGGACCATAGCTTTTTGATCAATTGTAGCAGCTTTCTTCATTTGGACATGTGGAATATCTTTAAAATTAAAATCTTCATCAGGCAAGAGAAATGTTGAATTAAGAATGTTTGGCATTCTTCCATTAGTCTTAGTATAGTGAAATTTAGCATATAAGACATTATAGTCAACATCAACTGTGGGTAAACCAATAGCAATAAGAGCGTCATTAATAAGAGTTTTATATTGTTCAAAAATAGGGCGGCCATGATGATAAAGTTCCATTATAGCAGCTTCAGCAGCAGTAAGAGTACCAGAATAAAAGTCTAATTTTACAGTTTGCCAATTAGTGATATCTAAAATAAGTGGAATATCCATAGGAGCGTACCAGCCAGTAGGAGTAAGTCTAGGTTGGCGTTTTAGAAATCTAACATCATTATATTTATACACATGAGGAGTAGTAGTAGCAATAAAGGTGGCAGGATCAGGGACAATTTCACCTTTTGCAAAATCAGTATATTCGTAACCAATACGCTTTCCAAAGTAATGGGTGAGTGTTCCCATACCAAAACCATCAAGTTGTTCATCATGGGTTCCAACAGAGTCATCACCGAATACAGCAACTCTAATTATTTCATAGATTTGAGAGAGAGATAAGAATGAATTTAAAACTTCATTAGCATACCAAAAAGCAGAGCAGGTTACAGATGCTTCAGTATGATTTGAATTTTTAAAAGTAGTTAAAAAGTTTCCAGAAACATTACCATGACCAGGCTTATATTCAATATTCATAAACACATGGATTCGATCATAGTTCATAGCTTTAAGTAAGTTAGCACGCATAGTTTGAATTTGAGCAAAGGAGATTTGAGCATGTTTTTGAGTTAGAAAATAGGTAGAAGCAGTTTTTTGATCTTTTGTATATTGTTCTTCATATCGTTTAAGAATAGCTTTATCAAGACATTGGTCTTGATCTGATGAGGTGGAGGCATCTTGTGATCCGATATCACCAGCCCATACATGAGTTTTACGATAATCAGTTTCAAACACAAAATCACACATAGCTTTCCATTCGGCAGAATGAGGGTTAATTCCAAGTTTACAAGGTAATTCATTATGTTTTTCGATAGTTCTTTCAATTAAATCCATAAATAACATACGGAAAAGAGCAAGCCATTCTACAGGAAGAGCAGAGAATAAACGAGTTTTTCCAGCACGTACTTTCGCAAGAGCACGAAGTT